GATCTAGGCATTGAGCCATGAGCACACCAGAGTCGCTATATCGCAATGCAATAGACCTTAACCGCTATAGCAATAGCGTGGCGCGGCGTGTCATTAATGCATATAACGACATCATCATTGATAGCGTCAACCAGCTACGCACCATTGATGATCTAGCCGCACCAGTTAAGGCTGCTAGGTTGCGCGGCATATTGGCACAACTTAAGGAGTCGCTAGCCGGGTGGGCAGGTGACGCAACCGAGCTAACCGCAACTGAGCTGCAAGGCTTAGCGGAGCTGCAATCTGAGTTTGTCACTGAAGAACTGCGCAAGGCGCTACCTGCCGGCAGCCGTGATGCAGTGCGCACCGTTGAGATCAGCCCGCAGTTTGCGCAGTCGGTGGTCACCACTGACCCGACACAGCTCAACGTAGTGGCGCTGAGCGATGACCTGTTTGCAGCAGTAGAAGGCGCGGAAGCATTAGCACGTCAAGCTGGCACTGGTGTGTTTAACTTGACCGCTGCCAAGGGTGCCACTATCACGCTGCCCAATGGTGAGGTCATCACCAAGGCATTTCGCGGTCTTGCCGTAGACCAAGCCGAGCGGTTTAGCCAGGTGGTGCGGCAGGGGCTGCTGACAGGTGAAACCACACCCGACATCGCTAAGCGGTTGATTGGCAACTTGCAATTTGGCGAGGAAGCAAAGACCGTTCGGCAACTGGTAGCAGCAGGCGGGCAAGCGACAGCCGTAGCTGACAATCAGATCATCACGCTAGTACGCACCAGCATCAACCAAGTAGCCAATACCGCCAGCCAGCAGGTATATGAAGCCAACCAAGACATCACCAAGAAGTACCGCTACGTCGCCACGCTTGACACTAGGACCAGTGCTAGGTGCGCTGCATTGGATGGCCGTGAGTTTGAGTATGGCAAAGGTCCGATGCCGCCGCAGCACTTCAACTGCCGCTCGACAACAGTGCCGATTATCGACCCAGACATCCTGCCGCCATCAACTACGGCAACACGGGCCAGCAAGGATGGCCAGGTGCCAATCAATCAAAGCTATGGCGAGTGGTTAGCAAAGCAACCACGCAGCGTGCAAGCTGATGCGCTAGGCCCTGGCAAGGTTGCATACTTCAACAAACTGGCCGATAAGTACGGCGCCAAGGATGCAATGGCCAAGCTGGTTCGGGACGATGGCTCTGAGCTAACCTTGGAGCAATTACGCAAACGCTATGGACCTGTAAAAACCAAACAACCCAATCCGCCTAGTTCTACAAACAAGCAACCGCAAGATCCAACACCAAAATTAAAACGACAAGCTCAACCAGTAGCAAGGATTGAACCAACGCCTGAATGGCGCATTAAAGGGCAACAAATGGATAATGCGGGAGCTGCAATAATCAAGCAATATGGGCAGGGGATGGATGGCGGCCGAGCTGTTGTGGAAAGATATAAACGCGTGCTGCCACAACTATTGGCACGGAAAAAACAAGTGCTTGCCGATACTACTATGAGCTTGCGAGAGCGGAATGCATTGCTTAAAAAAATTGAATCTACATTAACGGGTTCGTATGTGCGAGCGCAACGCGGGCAGCAGTCAATGGTTAGCGCATCTAAGAAAATAAAAGCGTCAATGATTCGCCGAGGGTTAAGCAAAGCAGAAGCGGATTTGCTTACCGCTAATAATTCAAACCTAACATTTTTGGATAATGGCAACAGTTTAATTGAAGCGGCCAAAAATAAAAAACGAATGCTTGCTGATGCGCAAGAATATGCGCGTATGTTCAAAGGCGAAGGACTGAAGCCTAGCCAAGGAACACAATGGGCACCTGCTGTAAAACTAATTCAACAAGATATTGGCGATGTTCGTGGGTTTAACGTTGTAGGCGAAGGATTAGTCCACATACCAATTGGGGAACGAGGTAAAGCTGTATTGTTTCATGAAATTGGTCATACTGTAGAGGCACAGCGCCCATGGCTAGGGCGATGGGCTAGGGAATGGTCTAAAAACAAAGCGTATTCAGCGAATCATCCTAGCTTGCAAAAACAAGTTGTTGAAAATATGCTAGAAGGAAAGCCAAGATACAAGCTCAATGACATGGTGCCATTTGGCGGATATCAAGCTCAAGAAACTGCTTGGGCCGATAATTACTTGTCACCGTACATGGGCAAACAATACACAAATGATAAAGGATATATATCTACTGAAGTCTGGACAATGGCTATGGAGCAATTTGCTACTCCCGATAGCATGGCGGGCCTTTACCAAAAGCACCCTGATTTATTCCGAGCAGTAGTTGGTTTTTTTGATGTACTGCCTTAAGGAGTAGCATTTGCTGGAATTGCCGGCAATGGAGGCAGAATTTTGAGCAACCTTTCGCCTTCTTCCTTGCTTAACTCCATTCCAATAGCTTCTATCACGTCTCGTAATGAGCAATCTTCGGGGAATAGCAAATGACCATCAACGCCAATAGGTGGTCGAATCCTAAACATTTGCCACCATCTTTTCGCATTAGCGCCTTGACCGGCCACCAGCTCAAGCTCTCGTCCTAAGTGAGACAGCTTTACAGGGCCCTCTTCCGTTTGAACCGTAATCTCAGGCATGAAGCTATGATACCATGGCGCCGCTGCAAGACAAATATGGACCTGCCTAGCCTCCGGCATTTTCGCAACGAGGGACTGTTTACGGTCAGCTCTGATCCTGTTGAGGCATTAGCAGGTGAGGCGTGGGTGCCGGCGATCTACACCGACAAGGGCTGGGCAACAGCAGATGGCGCTAGCCTGCTACTAGGCATTGAGGAATGGCGTCATGCCACTAAAGAAACCAGGCCTGTACGCCAACATCAACGCAAAGCGCGAGCGCATTGAAGCTGGCAGCAAGGAGCGCATGGCGCGCAAGGGTGAAGCCGGTAGGCCATCTACTGCTGCATTCAAGGCTGCGGCTAAGACTGCCAAGAAGCCTAAGCACAAGAAGAAGTGATCACCTATCGCGGCGAGCAGTTTGAGGGTTACAACAAACCCAAGCGCACACCCGGCAACCCAAACAAATCTCATGCGGTACTTGCCAAAGACGGCGATACCATCAAGCTGATTAGGTTTGGTCAGCAGGGCGTATCAGGCTCACCAGCACGAACAGGAGAATCAGCAGCAGACAAGGCCAGAAGGGCATCATTCAAGGCCAGACACGCTAGCAACATCGCCAAAGGTAAGCTAAGCGCTGCTTACTGGGCGGATAAGGTAAAGTGGTGAGGCAAATAAACCCTGTGGGTTATTCATGTCTGAAGAGCAAACTGCTCCTGTGGAGCAAAACGCTGAAGTATCACGGTTGCAAGTTGAGCTAGAAGCGATGCGACGCAAAAACGCTGAGCTGATAGACGAGTACAAGAAAGCCAAGCAACAGGGGAAGGCGGTTCCAGATGGAGTCAACATTGATGAGCTACTTGAGTTCAAGCGACGCGCTGAGCAATCTGAACTTGAATCACAAGGTAAGTACTCCGAAGCAAGACAAGCTTTGGAGCAGCAGTACCGTGAGGCGACGGCGCAAAAGGACCAGCGCATCACAGAACTTGAAGTCCGCGTCCGTGAACTTGAACTTGTCACGCCAGCAGTAACCGCACTAGCCGATCTAGTGCATGACCCCGACATGGTGCTCAAGACCAAGCTGAGCAGTGATCAGATCGAGCGTGATCCTGATGGCACCGTGGTAGTGGTCGATGGCTACCAGCGCACACCCGTAAGCGAATGGGCTAAGTCGTTGCCGGCATGGATGCAGAAGCAACCCAAGCCACAAGGCAGCGGCGCACCATCAGGGCGCAGCAGTGGTGAGATGCCGCTGGGCGTCAAGAACCCATTTGCGCAGGAGTCGTTTAATCTCACCGAGCAATCACGACTGTTTCGTACAGACCGTGATATGTACGAACGATTGAAAACTGCTGCAGCACGCTAAGCTATCTGCAACCGGCTGTGCTGGTGCATCGGGCTGTGCCCACACCGTAAACCATTTCCCCGAGATGAATCATGGCGACTCTTCGCTCTGACATCATCATCCCAGAAATCTTCACCCCCTACGTTCTTGAACAGACCACCCTTCGTGATGCCTTCTTGGCATCGGGTGTTGTTCAACCAATGGCGGAGTTGAATGCTACTGAGGGTGGTGACTACATTAATGTCCCGTTCTTCAAAGCCAACCTGTCTGGTGACTTTGAAGTGCTGACCGACAGCACCTCATTGACACCCGGCAAGATCACTGCTGACAAGCAGGTTGGCGTTATCCTGCACCGTGGCCGTGCCTTTGAGTCACGCGACCTTGCAGCTCTTGCTGCTGGCGCTGACCCCATGGCCGCTATCGGCGCCAAGATCGCTGATTACGTTGCCAACCAGCGTCAGAAGGATTTGCTGTCATGCCTCGCTGGTATCTTCGGCACCCTCGGCACCACTAGCTCATCTGCTGCTTTCTTTGGTCTAACCATCGACGGCGAATCTGGCGACACTCCAGTTGTGCTTAGCCCGCGTCATGTTGCGGAAGCCCGCAGCCTGCTGGGTGATCAAGGTGACAAGCTGGCTGCTGTTGCAATGCACTCCAAGGTCTACTACGACTTGGTAGAGCGCAAGGCGATTGATTATGTCAGCACCCTTGATGCACGCGGCACTACTACCACCCAATCTGGCGGCAGCTTGGTTGGCGCTTACGGCGGTGACAACTCAGTTCCCGTGTATATGGGATTGAGGGTAATTGTTTCGGATGATGTGCAAACTGAAGGCAGCGGCAGCTCCACCGAGTATGCCACTTACTTCTTCACCCAAGGCGCTATTGCCTCTGGTGAGCAGATGGGGATGCAGACTGAAACCGACCGTGACATCCTCGCCAAGAGTGATGCCATGTCGATCGACCTGCACTATTGCTACCACCCCGTTGGTAGCAAGTGGACCGTTGGCACTCCTAACCCGACTCGCGCCGCACTGGCAACAGTTGGTAACTGGTCGAAGGTGTACGAACTCAAGAACCTTGGGATCGTGCGGGCTACAAACACCTCTAACTTCGATTGAGGTAACTAATCATGGCTTCTATCTTTGAAACCGTAGCCGGCAATGCGATCGGCTACCCAGTTGGGCTTGGTGGCGCTGTCACCCAAGCAACTAGCAAAAGCACTGGTGTAACCCTGAACTTCCCTTCAGGATCAATCACCATGAACGCTGCTGCTTTGGCTGATGCTACAAACGTTTCTTTCACCGTCACAAACAGCTCTATAGCTGCAACCGATGTTGTGATCGTTAACCATGCGTCAGCCGGCACTGCTGGCGCGTATTCCGTTCTGGCCAATGCGGTCGCGGCGGGATCGTTTGCAGTCACAGTGCGCAACGTATCTGGTGGCTCGCTAAGCCAAGCAATTGTGCTTAGCTTTGCAGTCATCAAGGGCGCTGCTAGCTAATGGGGCTGTTCGCCTTCCGGCGACTGCGTGATCGGGAGGCTGCTTCTACGGAAGTGGCCTCTCTTTCTATTGCAGAGCCTAAACTAATACCAACGGAACCGGACAATGGCAGTAGTAATCGTGGCCACAGCAGGGGCCTCAAACGCAAACTCGTACCTGACGCTAGCGGACGCGCAAGCGATAGTTGATGGCTTTGTCGAGGACGCTGATGTACAGCATTGGAATACCGGCAACACCGACAGCCGCAACCGTGCATTGTTTACGGCAACGCAACGCCTAGACCGCGAACGGTTTTTAGGCGCTAGGGCTGCTGATACGCAATCATTGCAGTGGCCGCGTACTGGCGTGCGCAAGCCTGACACCTACATCAATACCTATGCAGTTGGCTTTCCATTTCGCATCAGTACTGACTATTTCACCGATACCGAGATCCCAACGCAGATCCAGTACGCGCAAACCGTGCTGGCGGTGTTCCTGCATAACAACACTGATGCGCTAGGGCTAAGCGGATTGGAGGATTACAAGAATGTCAAGATCGGCAGCCTTGACGTAACGCCTAACGTTGGCTATGGCGCTGTTGGCGCTGATAAGGTGCCACCGCTGATGGAGCGTTACCTGACAGGGCTTAGAATAAGTGGACCAGGTAACTTCGCAATTCGCCGGTCATGATGATTTCCATTGGCGGTGGTGATGCAGTAACCCGTGAGGGGCTTGAAATCCCAACGCATGACTACATTGAAAACACCTATGATGCCAGCAATAACCTGCTGACTGCAATTTATAAGCGTGGCGGAGCTAGCGGCAGAACCGTTGCAACTCTTACATTGACTTACGATGTAAACAACAACCTTCTTACCGTCACCAGAAGTTGAGCCATGATACGGATCGACATTGCCAAGGGCGCCATACTCCAAGGTGTTGATCTGTTAAAGCTTTGGGGCAATGATCTGCTGATGTTGAACTTAAGCGGCAAGTTGCGATTAGCTCCAGTGCTTAATGCAGCAGCAGCAGCAGCGTTTGAGTTTATTGCAGCAGAAAATGATGATTTGCTGTTGTATGAAGATGGCGACAACATTAAGTCGGAAGGCGCACCATGACACTATCCGGCCCGCTGCGCAAGGTTGCGTCAAAGTTGATGGCAAAGTTTGGTGGTGAGGCAACCATCCGCCGAATAACGCTTGGCGCTTATAACACCACAACTGGCACTGCTGCTGAAACCACCAGCGACACCGCATTGCGTGGCGTGCTGGAGGACGTGCGCCGCAGCGAGGTTAATGACCTGATCCAGGCTGGCGACAAGCGATTCATCATTGCAGCAGCAGATACCGCAGCAGTGCCAACCACTGCTGATCGTGTCATCATCAGCAACCGCACGTTGCAAGTGATTGAGGTGCGCACTATTGAGCAGGACAATGAGCCGATCACCTATGAGCTGATCCTGAGGGACTGATGGCACGCACTATTCGCGTTGGTGATATTGGCGACTATTGCAACCAACAGATGGAAAAGCTGCTGCGTGCAGCGGTGCTGGAAACTGACAGCCTGCTAAAGCAAGCCAGCCCAGTTGATACCGGTAGGTTTCGCGCTAGCTGGCAGGTCGGCGAGAATGCAGCCGGGTCGTACGATGCAGGCCCGCAGCAATCACCAAGTAATCTTGGCCGCGACAAAACCAGCCCACCTGCGGGACCAATGTTTCCGCTGCGCAAGATGAACTACCAGCAAGAGCGCATCGGCAACGTCTACTCAGTCCACAACAACCTGCCATATGCGGAGCCGCTAGCTAGGGGCAGCAGCAAGCAAGCGCCTGGCGGCTGGGTGCAAGGCGCCGCCAAGGACGTGCAAGGCCGCGTCAGAATTGCAGCAGCACGCATCGGCAGGGAATCATGAGCAGCACCTACAACGATGTCCGCGCTGCTATTGAAGGGCGCATTGCGACTGAGCTGGCGGTAGCGCCTGTGTACCCAGTCAGCTATCAGAACGTACCATTTACGCCACCTAACAACACGCCATGGCTGCAGGCGTTCATACGGTTTGGCGACAACAGCTACGCCACACTCACCAGCTTCAACCGGCAGAACGGCACGCTGGTAGTCAATGTCTTCACCCCTATCGGCGCTGGCACGGCTGCTAATTTCACGATTGCCGAGCGTGTCAAGGATTTATTTGACCGCGCCAAGTTCAGCAGCATCATCTTCGATCCGGCATCAGGCCCAGCACAGGTAACACCAGCAGCACCGCAGCCTTATTACCAAACGCAACTTACGGCTACGTTTGAAGCGTACCTAGACTAGGTACACTGTCACTAGCCACTACCGCTCACAACAATGGCCGTCACTGTCTTGTCCGGTACGTCCGGCGCTCTCTACTACAAGCCTGCCGGCACCAACGGCAACTTCCCTGAAACGGGCGTGAATATCAGCACCGATGTCATCACTGTTGCCGCTTACCTGAACTTCAAGGTTGGCGACCCCGTTAAGTTTCGCGTAATCGACAGCCAAACTGGCGCTGCCGGTACCGGCACGTTGCCTGCACCCATCTCGGCTGCCACCACCTATTACGTCCTCAGCTACACCGCCTCCACTGGTGCATTGACAGTTTCAGCCACTGCAGGTGGCACTATCCTTGCCATCACTGATGATGGCACTGCTGTAGCACCCAACGAGTTTGAGGTGTATTACGCCGACTACGCCGCCGTCGGGCAGGTGCAGTCATGGAGCTTCGAGATCAGCCGCGCTGAGATTGACGTAACCACCATCGGTCAAGCTGTTGGGCAGTATGCGCCATTCCGCGCTTACATCCCTGGCTTTGCTGATGGCAGCGGTACCGCTAGCGTTTACGTCACCAACGAGGACTCAGCACTCTCCAACCGAATGGTGGAAGACGTGCTGCAGCGCCAGCAGGTTGGTTGCGGCTTCAAGCTGTACACCGATAAGGGCACCACTGAAGCACTTAGCCGCAGCATCGCCATGGATGCAGTGCTGCTGACCGCTAGCATCAACATCAACCCAGACGATGCCCAGATGGTGGAAATCACCTTCCGGCCAAGCGGTACTCCTACATTTGACTTCAGCACCAGTGCCTGATCGGTTACCACATGTGCCTCCAGCTTGCGCTGGGGGCTTTTTCATGCTTAAAGTGATAGCGAATCACTGATATTTATGGCAACCACGTCTGCGCTGTCACGCCTCAAGCAAGCTGCTAACCTGACGCCCGTTAAGCGTACGGTCAAATTAAACGATGGCACTGATTTTGAGTTTTACTCAGCACCTCTGACCATGGCAGAGCGCGAGCGTGCGCAAAAGATGCCAGGTGGCGATGACCCCAACGGATTTGCGCTTAACCTGCTGATCACCAAAGCAGTAGATGATGCGGGGCAACGGTTGTTTGCTGCTGGCGAGATCGCTGAGCTGAAGAACGAGGTAATGGATGCTGACCTGCAGCAACTGATGCTTGCGATTATCACCAACCCTGAAGAGGTAGAGGTAGACATGAAAAGCATTAAAGGCTGAGCTAAAGAAAGACAACCTACTATTGCTCCAACTTGGCATTGCTAAAGAGCTGGGCTACTCGTTAGTCCGGCTCAACCAAGAGGTAACAATGGAAGAGCTGCTTTTGTGGAGCTGTTATTTTGACCTGCAAAACGAAGAGCAGGAGCGTAGAATGAAGCAAAGGCGTAGGTAGGCGCGTGTCGGTTGTCGCTAATGTCGCCATTAATGTTGACAGCAGCGGTGCTGTTAGCAAGCTGCGGCAGGTGCAGACGCAGGCGCAATCGACGCAGCGGGCATTTGGTGCGCTGCAGTCAGCTATAGCTGGCCTTGGGGTCGCCAGCATTGCCGCGCAAACATTAAAAGCCGCTGCATCTTTTAATGATTTGCAAACTCGATTAAAGCTGCTGACTAGCGAATATGGAGAATATACGCAAGCCCAGCAATTTGCAGCAAAAGCAGCTAAACAATTCGGCCTAAGCAATCGCGAAGCGGCGACAGGCGTTGCTGATATTTATGGAAGACTAAGGCCGCTTGGCGTTTCACTTAAAGATATTCAATCTACATTTAACGGCTTCAATACAATTGCTCGATTGTCTGGCGTTAGTGCTGAAGGCGCGTCAGCAGCATTTCTGCAATTAGGCCAAGCACTTGGGTCAGGCCGTCTGCAGGGCGACGAATTTAGGAGCATTGCAGAACAAGTTCCAGGCCTACTTGTTGCTGTTAGCAAAGAGACAGGCATTGCAGCCAAAGATCTTAAGCAGTTTGCTTCAGATGGTAAATTAAGTGCCGACATTGTTATTAATGCACTCAAGCGCATCGAATCAGAAGGCGCAGGCAAAATCGCCGCATTGGTGCAAAATTCCGACACTCAAAAATTCAAAGATCTGCAAAACGCCGTTGATGATTTAAGCGTTGCGGTCGGCAATGAATTGTTGCCAGTAGTCACGCCTTTAATTAAAGATCTTACATCATTAGTTGGCACGATAGCAGCATTGCCAGATCCGGTCAAAAATGCAACAGGCGAAACTGTTAAGCTAATTGCGCAATTCTTGCTGCTGCAAAAAGCAATTCAAATCACGATTGGATTGCAAGCAGCACTAGCTGCTTTAACAATACAATCAAGCAAGCTAAGCGTTGCTACAACAGCAGGATCATCAGCATGGGCGTTATACGCAAATAATGCGGCAGCATTAGCGCCAAAGGTTGCAGGCGTAAGTGCTGTATTTGGCAATCTTAAGTTGGCAATGCTCGCCATTCCAGGCGCCGGATGGACTGCTGCAGCAATTATCGGGCTTGGACTTCTTAGTAAAGCTGTATACGACACCAATAGAACATTCCGAAACTTTGTAAATAACATCGGCGGAGTTGTAGCCAGCGATTTTAAGAGCGCCGTTGAAGGCATGGCAGATGACGCAAGAAATTCTGCTGCCAATATTCAAAAAGCATATGAAAAGCTGCCGCCTGAGCTTAGCCCTATTGCTAAATTTATAAGAGAATTATTTCAAGGCGCATTTAAGGACACATCAAATGCAGCAGAAACAAGTGCTGCTGTATCTAGCAATGCGTTTAATGATTTCTTCAACGGCCTTGTATCTCAAGGTGCTGCAGGGTTTAATGGGTTAAGTGCCATTATTAACAATTGGTGGTCTAACCTGCCTGCTCCGATTCGCAATATCTTTAGCGGCAATGCTGTATCGATGCTTACTGGTGCTGCTGGTGCTGCTGGCAGCGCAGCTAGTCGAGCGCCAGCGCCAAATGCGCAAGCTACTGGAATCTACGGGAGATATGGTGCGCCTTTGCCAAAGAAAGCCAAGTCAAGGAAAACTCCAGCCGCCAATGCACTTAACATCCCAATAGGTGCAACGGTAGGCGGCACCACTGCTACAGGCCCTACTGGCGGCAAGCCAAAGGCCGCCAGCGATGAAGCCGCAAATGCTGCCAAGCGGGTTGCTGAGCAGATCAGAGCATCGCAAGTGCAGCTAACGCTAGCGCAAGATATTTTTGCTATTGAAGGCAGATTGCAACAGGCTCAATTAGCGGGTAACGATCAGCTAGTGCTTGCGCGTAATGCACAAAAAGAGCTAGCGCAGATTGCATCACAACGCGCAGATATTGTCGCCAACAAAGAAATGCCAGCACTAGAAAAGAAAAATGTATTAAACAAGCTTGCTATTGATGCTGCAATAGTATCAGGTAAGTTAGGATTTGATCTTGCAGGCTTGGAGCAGCAGCGAGCGAAAGACCATCAAGCTATTTTACAAAACGCACGGCTTGAATTTGCATTAGCAAAAGAAAAAGATCCGCTTAAGCGCGCCGAGATGCAAATTGAGGATCAGCTAGTATCGGAGCAAATTAAAAAACTAAACCTTACAGAAGAGCAGATCAATCAAATCAGGCAACTGTTGTTTGAAACTGAAAAGCTAAAGAACGCAACAGTTGAAAACAATCAACTATTTACTGATATGGCATCGGCAACAGCAGGTGCATTTGGCAGTGCCATTGATTCAATGATTGATGGCACTGAAAGCTTAGGAGTTTCATTGCGCAAGATTGGCGCCGACCTGCTCAAGACAATTGCCAAGATGTTAATAATGCAAGCTATCGCAGAAGCGTTGGGCGCTTTAGGTGGCACTGATGGCAAGGGCGTGTTTTCGTTCCTAGCAAAAGCATTTGGCAAAAATGCCAACGGCAACGCATACGGAGCCAACGGCATCATCCCCTTTGCCAAGGGCGGCATCGTCAACAGCCCGACGTTGTTCCCGTTTGCTAAAGGCATCGGGTTGATGGGCGAAGCTGGCCCCGAGGCAATCATGCCACTTAGCCGTGGCCCCGGCGGCAAGTTAGGCGTGACAGCATCCGGTGGTGGCGGCGGCGGCGTCAACGTGGTCGTGAACGTAGACGCCAGCGGTAGTAAGGTAGAAGGCGATGAACAAGAAGGCAAGCAGCTCGGTCGATTGATCGCTGCTGCTATCCAGCAAGAGCTGGTCAAACAGAAACGCCCTGGAGGACTGCTCACATAATGGCTACTTTCCCTGAATACGAGCCGACCTACTCGGCCACTAAAAGCAGTCAGCCGAAGATTCGCACCGCTCAGTTTGGTGATGGCTACCAGCAGCGTGTCACCTTCGGACTCAACCAAAACCCTAAGGAATGGAACCTTAGCTTTAGCGTCAGCGACGCCGACGCCGACATCATCGAAGCATTCCTTGATGCCCGCGCCGCTGATGCCGCTAGCTTTGACTGGAGCCCACCAGGCGATGCCAACACCTACAAGTGGACTTGCCCAAGCTGGACCCGAGAGCTATTTGAGTTTCAGCGCAGCAAGGTAGACGTTACCTTCATGCAGGTATTTGAACCGTGACCGTACCAGTTAGTGCGCTGCAGGCGATTGCGCCCGGCGCAATTATCGAGCTGTTTGAGCTAGAGCTAAATGCTGCGCAGCATGGCGTAAACGAAACCTACTACTTCCACGCTGGCGTCAACGCAACGGGCAACAACGGCGACATTATATGGAATAGCCAAGCGTACATGCGCTTTCCCCTTGAAGCAGAGGGGTTTGAGTACAGCGGGCAAGGGCAATTGCCACGGCCAAAGCTGCGCATTAGCAATATCTTTGGCACCATCACAGCACTAATCCTGACGCTACCAAGCGGTCTAGAAGGCGCCAAGGTGACGCGCATTCGCACCTTAGGGCGGTACCTAGACGGCGCAAACTTCCCAGACAGTGGCGACATCCTGTTAACAGAAGATAGCTTTGCATTGCTGCTGGAAGATGGCAGCTCCATATTGCTAGACCCAACCAACCCAACCGAAGATCCCACGGCAGAGTTCCCGCGGGAGATCTACTACATCGACCGCAAGGTAGTTGAAACCCGCGACGTCATCGAGTTTGAGCTCGCAGCAGTATTTGATTTAATTTCTGTGCGAGCCCCCAAGCGTCAATGCGTCAGCAACGTATGCCAGTGGAAATATCGTGGCACCGAGTGCGGCTATGCCGGTAACGCATACTTCAACACCAACAACCAGCCCGTTGCAACACTGGCTGAAGACGCCTGCGGCAAGCAGCTAAGCAGCTGTGAGCTGCGCTTTGAGCAGCAGTACCGCACTGGCTCAGTTACGCTCGGCAGCAATATCCTCACGCTTACGCAGGTCAGTTCATTCAGCGCGGGTGATCCGGTTACAGGCTTTGGCTTGCCCGCTGGCACGACCGTTGCAAGCGTGAGCGGTGCCCTGGTGACGCTGAGCCAGAACGCCACCGCCACTACAAACGTGGTGACAACTGGCACCATCCAAGGCAACTACACGCAGATTGTGGTTTCCAGTGCCACTGGCATAGCTCCTGGCATGACTGTATCAGGCAATTACTTACCAGCCGGCGCACAGGTGGTTGCGGTTTCCGGCACTACGGTTACGCTCAGCTCGCCCGCCGACTTAGATGGACTCGTTACACCAGTTGCGTCTGCAGTTGGAACAATAGGAGGAAGTCTAATAGCGTTTACGTTTGGCACTCCATTAACTGTTGGATGGTATGTAGTAGGTTCAATTATGCCGCTTTCACGAAGGTGCCAAATAATTAACGTGTTAAATCAAACACGATTTGACAGTTCCTTAAAAAAAGTTATACGCTCTACCGTCGCGACCTTGAATCAGAACGCAGGAACAAAACCTTTGTTTACTAATACCACTTGGACTTTTTACATTCCCACTGCCATCTCATCAGCCACCTATACATTTTTTGCGACTGACCAGTCCTACACATTCAGGGCCAACGCAAACCTACCGTTCGGGAGTTTTCCGGGTGTGGGCCAGTACACGGTGTAATCATGACCTGGCAAGCCACAGCCTTAGAACACGCACAAGCTGAAGACCCACGCGAGGCGTGTGGCCTGCTGGTCATCATCAAGGGCCGCAAGCGTTATGTGCCATGCCGCAACCTTGCATCCAGCCCAAATCAATTCTTCCTACTAGACCCTGCCGACTGGGCCGATGCTGAAGACCAAGGCGAGATCGTCGCCATCGTGCATAGCCATCCCGTCACGCCGCCAACGCCATCACCGGCGGACCTAGCAGCGTGCGAAACCAGCGAACTGCCGTGGCATATCGTCAATCCCAAAACCGGGCAGTGGGGCGAATGCACGCCATCGGGGTACAAGGCGCCGCTAATTGGCCGGGAGTGGGTGTGGGGCGTCCACGACTGCTGGACCTTGGCGCGGGATTGGTACGCCGAGAATGGCATCGCACTACGCGACTGGGAACGCTGCGCCAGTCCTGAGCAGTTCCAGGCGGAGCCATACTTTGACCGCTGCTGGAAGGAAACCGGCTTCCGCGAGCTAGAGGAAGACGAAGAGGTGGAGCCTGGCGATCTGTTGCTGATGGCTATCAACAGCACCGGCCTCAACCATTGCGCGGTCTACCTAGGCGATCAGATGATCCTGCATCACCTCCAGCAGCGCCTGTCATCTCGCGACCTCTACGGAGGTGGCTGGCTACTAAAATGTACTGGAAGGAGGTTGCGTCATGTTGCGTAAGATCAAGCTGTACGGCAAGCTGGCCAAGTTTGTCGGCCACCGCATCCTTGAAGCCGACGTAGCAACCGCCGCTGAAGCCGTGCGCTTCCTAGTTGCGAACTGGCCCGCACTGGAGCGCCACATGGCTGACCAGCATTATCGCGTAAGTGTCGGCACCTACGACCTTGATCTAGAAGAGCTCCACGACCCTGCCGGCCAGCAAGAAATCAAGATCGTGCCCGTGATGGCTGGCGCTGGTGGTGCAACGGGGCGGATTATTTTGGGCGCATTGCTGATCGTGGGCGCGTTTTTTACAGGTGGCGCAACTCTTGGACTACTTGGTCTTGCTGCTCCAGTAGCACTTAGCAGCGTCCTTCTCTTTGCAGGTGCAACCCTCGTTCTTGGTGGCGTCTCCCAGCTACTCACGCCCACGCCACGAATCCCCACCGGACCTGACACACAAAACGATCCGCGCAAGAGCTACAGCTTCAGCGGCATTCAAAATACGTCACGGCAAGGTGTTCCGCTGCCGATCGTCTACGGTGAAACCATCGTCGGCAGCGTGGTCATCTCCGCTGGCATCGACACCGTGCAGGTGCAGGCATGACGATCATCGGCGCAGGCGGCGGCGGCGGCAAAGGCGGCGGCGGCGCTGCTCGCACGCCAACCACTGCAACCGACAGCCTCGACTCAACTCAGTACGCCCAGGTCATCGACCTAATCAGCGAAGGCGAGATCGCTGGATTGAAAGACGGGTTCAAAAGCATCTTCCTTAATAACACCCCGCTGCAAAACCCAGACGGCACCTTCAACTTTCAAAACGTCACGATCTACACGCGCAATGGCACCCAGAATCAAGATGCCATCCCTTTTGCTGGTGTAATCGAGGATGAACGTCCGGTCAGCGTAACGGTCCGCAACGATGGCGCCGTCACTCGTACCATCACCGACTCACAAACTGAAGCAGTCCGCGTCACCATCACGGTGCCACGGCTGGAGCGCATCACCGACCAAGGCGACACCGTAGGCGAATCGGTCCGGCTGCAGATCGCCATCCAGTACAACGGTGGCGGCTTCACTACCGTCATCGACGACACCATTGCAGGACGATCCGGCGACCTATATCAGCGCGACTACCTAGTCGGCCTAGCTGGCACGTTTCCGGTGGATGTCCGCGTTACGCGCATCACGCCTGACAGCAACGACCTACGACTGGCCAATGAGTTCTCTTGGTCCAGCTACACCGAAATTATCTACGCCAAGCTCGCCTATCCCAACAGCGCCCTAGTTGGCATCCGCATCGACGCCGAGCAGTTCAACAGCATCCCCAGCCGCAGCTATCGGGTGCGTGGCGTCAAGGTGGCCGTACCCAGCAATGCAACCGTTGATCAAACCAACGGCCGCATCACCTATGCAGGAGTGTGGAATGGCACCTTTGGCGCTGCGCAATGGACCAGCGACCCAGCTTGGATTCTGTGGGACTTGCTAACCAGTAGATACGGATTCGGTGAGCACATCACCGCCGCAAGCCTAGATAAGTTTGCATTTTTCTCCGCATCGCAATATGCATCCGAGCTGGTGCTCGACGGCTTCGGCGGCTACGAGCCTCGCTTCTCCTGCAACTGCAACATCCAAACGCAGGAGGATGCGTACAAGCTGATCAACGATATGTGCAGCACGTTCCGAGTGATGCCCTTCTGGGGCCTCGGCTCGCTGACCGTCGCCCAAGATAAGCCCGTCGATCCGGCCTACCTGTTCACGTTGGCGAACGTCACCGAGGAAGGTTTCAGCTACAGCAACAGCAGCCTGAAGACGAGACCCAATGTTGCCGTAGTCAGCTACCTCGACCTGGAACTACGCGACACCGTATTTGAGGTAGTAGAAGATGCTGAAAACATCGCCAAGTATGGCGTCATCAAAACTGAAATCAGCGCCTTTGCCTGCACCAGCCGCGGCCAAGCACGGCGCATTGGCGAGTGGATTATCTATTCCGAGCGTTACGAAAACGAAACCATCACATTTACAACCAGCATTGATGCCGGTGTTGTAGTCCGGCCAGGGCAGGTAATTGAGGTAGCCGATCCAGTCAAAGCTGGCGCAAGGCGCGGCGGGCGCATCTCTGCCGCAACCACAACTGCCATCACAGTTGATGACGCCACCGACCTGACGGCATCAGGCGCTCAACTGTCGGCAATCTTGCCTGACGGCAGCGTCGAGAAGCGCACGGTTTCATCCATCGCCGGCAATGTCATCACGGTATCGGCAGCATTTACCACTGCGCCAAACGTAAACAGCGTCTGGATCTACGAAACCAGCAACATCCAGCCTTCAACGTGGCGAGTGCTAGCCATCCAAGAGCAGGACGGGATTAACTACAGCGTTAGCGCACTATCGTATAACTCCAGCAAGTACGATTACATCGAGCGCGACCAGCCGCTACAGCAGCGCGACATAACAGACCTGAACATTATCCCCGAACCGCCAACCAATCTAGCCGCTACAGAATTGCTATACGACGGTGGCGGCATTGCCAAAAGCAAGCTTGTTATTGATTGGCAGCCAGTGCTAGCAGTTAAGGACTACAAGATACGCTGGCGCTACGGGGCTGGTAACTGGAACATCTTCACGATTTCGCGGCTTGACTTTGAAATCCTCGACACATCCCCCGGCGTTTACACGATTGAGGTCTATTCAATTGGCGCCAACTTAAGACCCTCGCTGCAACCTGCACTGCTGACATTCCAAGCATTTGGCAAAACTGCGCCACCCGCAGACGTAGTAGGCGTCAGCCTGCTTGCAATTGACGAAGCAAGCGCCATCATCAGCTGGGAACGCGCCACTGAGCTGGACGTGTTGCTAGGCGGCAAGGTGCTAATCCGGCACAACGTTGCGATTGTTACCCCTGCATGGGAAGACTCACAGGATATTGTGCCAGCGGCTGCAGGCAGCCAAACGCAAAAGCAAGTGCCACTTCTTGAAGGCAGCTACCTACTGAAGTTTGAAGATGACTTTGGCAACCGTTCCGTAAATGCCACTGCAGTAGTAGTAGACCTACCTACACCGCAGCCACGCTTTGCGGTGAAGGTATACGCAGAGGATCAAGAGACGCCACCCTTTAGCGGCAACGTCACGGGGATGTATTACGACCCAGAGCTAGACGGAATTGTTATTGACTCTGGCCAGCTCATGGACGACATGGCTACAGACGGTGACTTCGATGCTCTTCCAACTATTGACGTTATTGGCGGCGTTAATCCTGCCGGTGAGTATGAATTTGGTAGCTCATGGGATATGGGCAGCGTCTTTGACGTAAATATCAGGCGGCGTTTCGTGGCACGACCGCTTCTGCCTGGTCAGTTATTTGACGACAACACACTGCTAATAGACGAGTGGCCGCAAATTGATGAAGACAATCTTGACAGGGTAAACGCAGAGATGTATGTGCGCACTACCAATGACGACCCTGCCGGCACTCCCGTTTACGGCGATTGGAACCAATTTGCAAATGCCATCGTGCGCGGCAGGGGCTTCCAGTTCAAAACCATTGCCACATCAAGCGATCCTTCGATAAACATCCTGATCGACGAGCTTGGCGTGGAGATGGAGCTACAGCTATGCACTGAGCAATCAGCAGTGCTTACTAGCGGCGCCAGCACCTACGCCGCTACCTTTGCCAATGCCTTCTACCAGGCACCCAACATCGGCATTACAGCTAACGATATGGCCACTGGCGACTTCTTCTTGATCACCGCAGTGACACGCCTTGGCTTTACAGTAGAATTTAGGAACAGTGCTGGCACATCCGTGAGCAGACAGTTCAGCTACACTGCCGTCGGCTACGGCAAGGAGATCTAAGCAGTGGCACAGCACGACCACATCATTTCCAACCAGTCAGGCGCCGCATTCCGTAGTGACCTGAACAACGGCCTAGCCGCAATTGTTAGCCAGAACAGTGGCGCAACGCAGCCGAGCACCACCTATGCCTACCAGTGGTGGGCAGATACAACCACCGGCCTGCTGAAGATCCGCAACGCCGCCAACAGCGCCTGGATCACGGTCGGCACCTTGGCCAGCGCCAACCTTGGCCTTGCATCATTAGCAGGCGCCACCATGACTGGTGCGTTTGCGGCCACAGCGGGTAGTGTTGCATCACCAGGCATTACCTTCAGCGGTGACCTTGATACTGGATTATTCAGAAGCGATAGCAATAAATTAAACATTGCAACCAATGGTGTTGAACGGGCTGAATTTGGTCCTACGGAAGTAGTTTTTAATGATACAACCGTAGATTATGACTTTAGGATTAAAGGAGATAATAATGCTAATTTGTTTTTTGTTGACGCATCTACTGACCGCATTGGCATTGGCACTAGCGCCCCGGAGTCGCCTTTTCAGGTAACACTATCAACCGCAAGCGCAACCATTGGTAATATTTATGTATCGCCAAGTGTGGCAGGTCAAGCTAGATGCCATTTATATAATCAAGGCGCAGAAGCAGAGTGGCTATTTGGTCAAAAGACCAGCACTGACCATAGTTTCAAATTAAGTAAACTGGTTGCTGGTAACGAGATTGATTATCTAGAACTAACAACTGTCGGCATATTAAAATTTGATAGTGGGTATGGGTCTGCTGCACCTGCCTACGGTTGCCGCGCGTGGGTAAATTTTAATGGTACGGGCACTGTCGCTATTCGCGGCAGCGGGAATGTAAGCAGCATCACGGACAATGGAACAGGCGATTACACCGTAAACTTTACAACAGCAATGCCGGACACTAATTATGCCGCTGTTGTAGGTGGCATTGAAGACAACGCTGGGGCAATGGCAGGCCAGGTACTTGCTAGATTTCATAGAACATTGCCATTGGCTGGATCTATTAGAGTAAGCGCTAATACTGATGGCTTCTCTGCTGTCGACATGCTTTATTTCTACCTTGCCATCTTCCGATGAACACACGCATTATCTACCCCCAGGACACCGGCACCGTTGCCATTGTCATCCCAACAGGCGAGCTTCCTGTCGAACACGTCGCCCAAAAAGATGTACCGGCAGGCACCCCCTACCTGCTCATTGATGCTGCGGACATCCCAGAGGATCGGACATTCCGTGGCGCTTGGGAAGCTGATTTCAGCAACCCCGATGGCTACGGCATTGGTGCCGATGCCTACTTCGCCACCCTAGAGGCCGACCAATGATCACCATCAACATGGACAAGGCCAAGGCCATCGGCCATCAACTGCGCCGCGCTCAACGGGAGGCTGAATTTGCACCGCTTGACGCGATCATCAGCAAGCAGATTCCCGGCGCTGATTACACAGCCGCCGAGACATCCCGCCAAGCCATCCGCGACAAGTACGCACTGGTGCAAGACGCCATCGATGATGCCGACAATGCGGATGAAATCAAGGTAGCTTTTGACATCCAGAGCTAGACTTTCACTACGCAAGAACTCTTATGGCTAACCGCAAGATTTCAGACCTGACCTCGCTGACAGCACCAGCCACTGGTGACCTGCTGTCCATTGTTGACATCAGCGAAGCAGCGGCAGCCGATAAGAATAAGAAGATCACCTACGCCGAACTGCTGGCCAGCGCACCAGCAGGCTCGGCAGCAGCACCAAGTTTCAGTTTTGACGCTGACCCAAATACTGGGCTATTTAACCCAGCAGCAGACACGCTGGCATTTGCTGAAGGTGGTGCGGAAGCAGCTCGCATCGACAGCTCTGCGCGGCTTCTTGTTGGCCTTACATCTGCCAACACCTCTGGCGCCAAGCTCCAAACATCAGACGGCCTGACTTTCCCCGCAACCGCCGTCGCCAGCGCCGATCCAAACACGCTGGATGATTATGAAGAGGGGACGTGGACGCCGGTTATTTCTAATACTGGTTTTACCTACACTTATTCTAATCAAACCGGCACTTACACAAAAGTTGGTAGAAAAGTTACCTTGAGTTGGCGTGTTGCCGTTACCGCTAGAAGTGGATCAGCCAGTGGTGGCTTGGCTATTGTGGCAATACCATTTACATCAAGTGCATCATTTACGGGCAGCGCATTAGGAACCCCACAGCCAGCTCAACTTGTAATTCATAAAGCTGACACAGGAAGCACAAGTGGAATAAGGACCTTTTTGTATTCCGGTTTGGCTAATAGTGCTAACTCATATTTCTGGATTGCAGCCGTTGCAACCAATGGAGACCCACTCGACTTTGGATCCGATTTTCACATGGGCGGCGTGTTTACTTACGAAGTGTAATCTCAAGCCCGCAACGGCTCAAAACTACTTCCATTAAACCTGTTTTTGCCAGTCGGCAGTTCCTAAAATGGCTCTCATCAAAGAAGTCGTCATCGACAAGATCGAAGTCCTGGAATCTGGTGCCATTCAGGTCCGCCAGGCCACCCGCGTCCTTGAGGATGGCGAAGTGCTGTCCACCTCCTATCACCGTCATGTGCTCCAGCCTGGCGATGACCTGACCAATGCAGACCCCAAGGTGGTTGCCGTCGCTACTGCTGCTTGGGCTGAGTAACCATGGCAGTACGCGCAAAGGCTGGCACCGTAAACTACGGCGCGGCCAAGGTAAGTAGGTAGACTGGCACCATGATCGAGGTCATTGCTGCGATTGCTGGAGCATCGATCTCCGTCGCCGCCATGGGCGCCATGGGGTTTGGCAAGCGCAATGATGAAGCGCGTGATGCTGTCATACGCCTTACCTCAGCGGTAGAGCACATCGCCTTACAGCTAGAGGCAATGCACGTCGATATCAAAGACGACCGCCGCGAAACCTATACCCGTCTCAATAACGTTGAGCAGCGCGTTAGCAAGCTTGAAGGCAGATGACCACCACACCCACCGAGCGCAGCTACCTAATCCGCTGCTTGGTGGCGTTGCTAGCAACTGGCATCACCATTGGCGGTATCGACCTTGCGGCTTGCCGTGTGCGCACCCCATCCAACTGTGACCCGCAGTCTTCAGCTGTCTATGCTGCGGTAGGCACAGCCGCTGGTTGGATTGGCGGCATCCTCACCAAGTCACCGCAATGACCAAGATATTCCGCACCATCGCACTAGAGCTAGGTCGCACCCTGCTCAAGCTCGCGGTGGATCGCGCACTTCGCAAAGAGCTGCCCGCAATCTTCGCCAAGCTCGACATTGAGCTGCCGTCCATGTTGGTAGATCACGCCAAGCCGCTAGAGATGCAGGCGGTGGTCACTGACGTAATTGAAGAGAAGATTGGCGGCATCGCTACCGCTACCCAGATCGGCGCAGTGCTGGGCCTGTACGACCCCGTTAAGGCTGCAATCCGCAACTTAAAGCGATGAGTCAGATTAAACCTAGCGATCTGTTCCGTTATTACCGCCAAGGCACACCGCATCAAATGGCGGCAGTCGTTGAATTAGAAGCGGAATTATTAAAGCGAGTGCCAGATCTCTTTAATAGGGATCAGCCGTGGTTTAAGACATGGAGCCAAGCTGGCAAGCAACCAGATCCTATTTATCTAGCGCCAGCGCTGCGCATCATCAAAGAGTTTGAAGGGTGCCATCTGGTCGCATATGCCTGCCCGGCAGGGGTGTGGACCATTGGCTGGGGTAATACCCAAATCGACGGGCGTCCCGTCAGACAAGGCGATAAGATCAGCCAGGTCACTGCTGACACTATGCTCCGTGACAGCGTAGAGGGTTTTGCGACGCAGCTTTATACGCTTATCCCAGCGGCTAAGAACTATGGCGGCAACCAGCAAGCAGCATTGCTTAGCTGGCTGTACAACGTAGGTGGTGGCGCTGTAGAAGAATCCACGCTACGCCGCCGGCTTAATGCAGGCGAGTCTGCGCAGGTTGTAATCCCGCAAGAGCTGCCTAAGTGGGATAAAGCTAACGGCAAACCTCTGCTAGGGCTTACACGCCGTCGAGCTGCTGAAGTAGAGCTATTTATTGGCAAGCAATCAGCGCCGCGTTTTACCCCTGCGTCGCCGTTCACTACGCTTATTACCCCGCACATCACTTACGGTGAGGTTTGCGTCAATGAAGAGCGCAGGCGTTTTGCTAACCAGTCTCAATGTGACATCTGCACTGAATTGTGCGTTTTTATCGAGAAAGCCAGAACTCAATTCGGTAACAAGCCAATCATTATTACCAGCGGTAACCGGCCAGAAAATGTGAACCAAGCAGTTGGTGGTGCCAGCAATAGCGAGCATCTTTATAAACCAGGATGCGGTGCCATTGACTTTTTTATCAGCGGAGTACCCGTAAAGGCCGTGCAAGATTGGTGCGATGCTAAGTGGCCTTTCTCTTTAGGTTACGGCGCCACTAAAGGCTTCATCCATCTTGGCATTCGCGCTGGGCGTCCGCGTGTGCGTTGGGATTATTGATCATCTGATGATAAAACACCTTTGCCTGCCATTCTTGCTGGTGCTCTTTACATATCCCATTAGCGCATACTCGCCATATGCCGCCGATATGTTCAATGGTTGTAGTTGCCGAGCGGTGTGTCATTAAGTTCTTTTCCTTTGTTGAGCATCATCCTCAATCTAAACAGCGCCATGCGTTCAAGTTGCTGCACCCGTGATGGCGCAACACCAACCTTTGCTGAGATCTCAGCCCAAGTAAGTGGCTGCTGTAGCCTACGGCTGCGCACTATAAACTTTGAGCGGTCGTCTAAATACTTATCAATTAACTCAAGCATCTCTTGCGCTTGATGGCTAATGCTAAGCTCGTCTATATCAACCAATGACTGCGGGTCAGCAATCATATCAATTAACGTCAAAGTTTCGCTGCCTGCCATTATTGAATCTAAGCTGTACACCGTATGGCTGCGGCGTAGTGCATCGTGGATTGCATTTACATCAACATCAATATGATCTGCTATTTCTGCCAGTGTTGGTGTGCGACCGATGCGATGGCTAAGCTCTGATGTAGTGCGAGCAACCTTAGCCAAAAGCTCATGCAAGCCAGTCGGTAATCTGATCATTGCATCATTTTGCGATAATGCGCGCTGGATGCCTTGTTTTATCCACCAGTAGGCATAGGTTGAAAACTTGTAACCGCGTGATGAATCAAACAGCTCGACCGCGCGCGCTAAGCCGATATTGCCCTCCTGGATGAGATCCATAATTTCAAGTGATTTGCGTTTGCGGTTTTCGTACTTCTTTGCTACATGCACCACTAGCTGTAGGTTGCATTGCATAAACCGCTCGCGGGCGCGTTGACCGCTACGCACTAGTCGCTGCTCTGCATTTGTCAGCGGGCGCTCCAGTTCTTGCAGCTCACGCATCTTGGCGATACGTCTGCCGTATTGGATCTCTTGGTCCACCGTGAGCAGTGGATAACGCGCAATCTCGTTAAGGTAGCTGTTGAATGATGATGACATGGTGAATCCATTAGTTCATACAATGGAAGCACAGTTCCATGGCGCAGCCAATGCAAGTGCATTACGAGCATTGCACGCCAAGGGTGATTGGAATGGCTTGCTGGAATACGCGCTGCTGTTAGCGGAGCTAGAAGCCAGCCAGAAGTCGCAGATCCGCTGGCTAATTCGCGAGGCTTGCGGTGGCATAGGCCGCACATGATTTAGCGAAAAAACCGCCACCCTCGGGTATCCCCATGGTGCAGTTGTGCTCCCAGTGAACGCACATGCTGCAATGAGAGCGGTGTGGCGCACCAATGGAATCAATCCAATGCGGCAGCGGTGTGTTTTCGATCTCTTCTGGTGTAGGCGGCGGGATGTGCTTCCAGTTCTTGTAAATCACCGCATTGCGCAGCGTCTGAGTAGCAATGCCCCAGCGTCTGGCGCATAGCGGCAAAGTGCCAACCGGGCCTTTCATTACATAAATGCGGCCAAGGCGCACTTGCTCTTCAGTTAGACAAGCGTTGTAACATTTCTTACCGCGCTCTATTGCAGGTTTCATTGGCCCTCCAGCTCGGCGGCGATGGCGCGGGGTTGTCGTTGTACAAAGTGTGCAAGATCGTTACCAGGCCAAAATCTTTTACAATTGTTTAATTCAGTTTCTCGTTCTTCATAACGAGCATGTAGCCAATAATAATTGCGAGGATCGTCATGAAAACCCTTATACCCTCCACGATTCTCCCTGTAGTAAAGGGTTATTTTTGAAGCGTGCCATTCGTCGTACTCCCAAACTTCTCGGGCGGACATGGTGAACTTGCACTCAGGGATGTTGTTTGTTTTCACTCCCCAAACTCCGGTGTGTGCTTCAGGGTTATTGTGCCATACGTCTCTGGCACTTAGCCATTCTCCTGAAATAGCGCACCACCTTTCAACGGGATGCAGAGTACCTACAGCTACTCGGTAATGAATGCAGGATGAACAAGGTGACATTAGTTAGAACCCTCCAGCTCGACGGCGCGGGCGAAGGTCAGGAGCTGCGCGTCTGTGCATTCCCAACCGTGATCAACAGTTCTACTTTTCCCGTCCCAGTTTGTGATCTCCTGCGCCTCAAAGCCGCAGTCGTCAGCCAAGCTCAGAATCTCCTCATCCGTCAGCTCAGCCGGCTCGGACTGGGCTAGGGCGGCGAAGGCGCGGGTCACAATGTCAGCGGCTGCATGGCCGAAGTCGTTGAAGTCAAAGTCTGCCGTGGCATCCCAGGCCTTAACCAGCTCAGAGCACAGGGCGCGGAGGGTGGTGCTCATCGGTTGGCATCCCTAGTGTTGTTGGCGGGTGTGGGCATCGGCTGGGGCGGCCACTCCGATGTGCGGATTTTGTGCAGCTGCATCACCGGGCGGATGATCGCCAGGGTTTCCGCGCAGCGTTGCTCAACCCATTGCGCTGGGTCGCCCCAGCCGCATTCCGGTTCCCCCTCGGCAACATCCGACAGGGCGCACTCGGCCTTAATTAGCGCATCACTCACCGCCACCGGCACCACCACCGGCTCGGGATGGGCTAGGGCGATGCGGGCGCGGGTAGCCAACTCATTCAACTTTTGAAGACGCTCAGCCAGTTGGGAAATGGAATCTGTTGGAGCGCTGAGTTCAACCAGCTCAGAGCACAGGGCGCGGAAGGTGTCAGCCGCTACCGGCGAGTTGCTAGGGTCGTCTCGGTCTATAGCAATCAACCGGTCCATCTTGTCCTGGTGAGGATGCGCAGCATCTAGCGCCTCGATGCGAACGCGGAGTTCGATGATGCAGGAGTAGAGAGCGCTGATGCCGGCGTACAGCTCAATGGTTTCCCACTGCTCAGGCGTGGCGCGGTGTTGCTTAGTCATTTGGCAGGTCCTCCAGGGTTTCACGAAGATCATCAATAGCGTTTTGAGTGTCTTGATACTTGTCTGCTACGTCCCTGATGTGCTCAAGTTTTTGTAACAGTTGTTCCTTCAAGCTAGGCGGCGTGGGGCGGCGGGTGGCCTGAAGTCTATCCGCCATACCTTTGCCTCCCCAAAAGCTAACCTCGCAATGGCATGCCTCCAGCTCCTGGTCGGCACCCCATTGGGCGGCGCGGGTGGCAATGTTCTGGAGCCGGTTGGCCGTGATGGTAATGGACGTCTGCTCAAGCGGACCCCATAGGTAGTCGCTTGAGCACAACCAGTGTTGCACCAGTTCAGTCGGTGGTGTGATCGGGAAAGATTGGTCAGTCATTAATCCTCCATGTCGTGTTTTTTAGCGTGCTGCTTGCAGTACAGCCCATCAGGGCCGTGGCCGCGCTTGCGGCTGCATTGATACGGAATCCACGCACTGTCAGATGGCCAAACTTCTTTAATGCAATGAGTAGGGTCTTCAGGGTTCCCTTTAGGGCAACCACCCCAAACGCCATAACGACGCTCGCCGTTGATGATGCGTGTCATCGCCCTGCCTCCTGCTCAAGGCGCATGGCCCAGCCACTTGCAGGGGTGCCCTGTTCACGCAGCCACGCCGCCACCTCAAGGATCGCGGCGCCGGCTGGGCGGTCGTTGACGATGCCGGCAGAGGTGGCTTGTGCTGCGATGGCATCAGCGACGCGCTCCACCAATGGCGATTCAGGGGCAGAGCGGACCTTCTGCTGCGCAGCCTCCAACGCCTCGATGCGGGCGCGGAGTTCAAGGAGGCAGTTCGCCATGTCCAAAGTGTTAGCCCCCCACTTTTCAGCGGCGGCCCACAGCTCAGGCATGGCGCGGTGTTGCTTAGTCATCGAGGGCCTCCAGGGCGCGGCGGATGGTCTTAGTGTTTCCCAGGTGCGGGTACTGGTCTTGCATCCGTTCCAGGGCTTTAAGTGCCTCCTCCTTCAAGCTCGGTGGCTTGGGGCGGCGGGCAGCGCGGAGGGGGTTGCCAGCTTCTGGATAGTTGTAGTTGCGAACCAGCCATGCAATACACGCATCCAGCTCCTGGTCGGCACCCCATTGAGCCGCCTTGGTAGCGATGTACGACTGGATAAAACAACCGTTAATGGTTGGCCTTTCCAGGAACTGCTCTTCCCATTGCTGTACTAGCTCAGGCGGTGGGGTGATGGGGTCAGTCATGGACGGTTGCCTCGTAGCCTTCAGCCATTAGTGATGCTGCCAATGCCGTGGCTAATTGTTTGGTGTATCGCTTTGTGCCGCCAGCAACCATATCGGTGACGGTCCAGCGTGTGTGATTTGTCCAGATGACGATGCGCTCATCGCCTTTTTGAAAGAAGACGGCTCGGGTGTTAGTCATGGCTAATAGCTGATGCGTACGGTGGCGATGCCGTCTAGCGGTACGCCTAGGCGGTGTGCGGCGCCGGCGCTTAGGTCGATGCTGTTGCAGTCGCAGCGGTCGGTGATGCGCACGGTGAGCTGGCGCCCTTGGTGGCTGACACTTACGGGCGTGCCGCAGGGGA